AATACAGAAATCTAAAAATCAGAACAATAATCGCTCTCAAAGACCATAAAATCATAATGTAATAAACATAATTTATTTTCTATACAAAAAGGATCTTTCAAAATCTTGAAATATTTCAAAGGCTTCATTAGAAATAAATTCTCAAAAAAAATTCTTAAATTTACAAGAAGTGCCATTTTGGAACCAGAGAAATTTTTGACCGACCCTTTTCGTATAGAAAAAAATTAACCATTCATCAAAAACGCGGTTAGATGTGAAAATTATTTTATTTGAGATGTTATAGAAATAATGCCACGATTTCAGAGAGATTATGAACTTGGTAAACAATCCGAAGTTGAATCATTAAACGATATATCTATTTTTTTTAACACTGAATTAATACAATCTGATGATAATTTTTCACATTTTGATTATCACAGCCCAGATCAAAAAATATTCGTAGAACTTAAGACAAGAGAAAATACAACTTATAATGAAGAACATGGTTTTTTCACTCATACAAGACCAGATGGAAAAAAGAGTAATTTTGTAACATTATATTTTGACGCTATCAAAAAGCAAGAAGCTTACAGAAATAGAAATACAGATAAAAGATATTTTATAGTCTGGAAAATTTCTGGTGAATACTTTTATTGGGAGATTAATCATGATAAAAAAGAATATTATATTGAAGATCAATATGCCGACAGGGGTAAGGGTTATCCCCAAGAGACAGCCGTTGTAAATGTTAAAGAATATGCGCTTAAAAGATTTTAAAATTATCTTATTTAAGATAATTAAATGGCGGGTAATCATAAATCATCTGCTAGAAACAGAAATAAAGAATATGTTCATCAAACAGATGAATCATATATAGAATGGTTCGATGCGACATATTATCCCGACATCAAACCGAAAGTTGGGAGACCACCGATGTATAGCAAAGTATCACTTCCAAAAGATTATGTTTTAAAGATAGTTCATAAAGAGATTATTTTATATTTTGATTAATTATTACATATTTTGTAACATTTCAGAAATTTACAAATTATCTCTCAAGAAAATATTTCTCAAATAAAAAAATAGAATTTTAAGAATTATTACATATTTTGTAACATTTCAGAAATTTACAAATTATCTCTCAAGAAAATATTTCTCAAATAAAAAAATAGAATTTTAAGAATTATTACATATTTTGTAATAATTTATAATGAATAGATATAAATGAATAAAATATTTGTCGTTAATTTAGATAAGGCTACAGATAGATGGAAACATTATGAACAAGATGATAGATATACTCGTTGGAGAGCAACCAGTAGAGATGATTTAACTGAAAATGAACCAGTTTTAAAGAGAATGATATCATATTATAATATTGATCCCGATGAACATATCGGTAAATGTTGTTGTTATATAAGTCATAGAGATTTATATAGACATATTGTCGCTAATAAATTAAATAAAGTTCTTATATTAGAAGATGATGCACAGATAGTAAATGAATTACCACATCCAGATGATTTACCAGATAATGGGTTCTGTTATCTCGGTGGCTTCTCAAACCATTTACAAATGGTTAAAGGTCCTTTAAAAGTAGAATTTAAAGAAGGTGTTAATGAAATAAAACATAATGAATACCGAATGCTTACTACACTCGCTATTTATATTCCAAACTGGCAGACTGCTCGTAGAATGTATGATTCTTTAGATTATAATGGAAGATGCCGAGCCGTTGATACAATGTTAAGAAATTCTTATTGTACACAGTATGTGAACTATCCAGCTTCTTTTGTAGAGAGACCTGATGGTTCACAAATAAGAAAAAATAAAAAAAAATTCTGTAATTCAAAATATGAATGTGTGAGTGCTAAAAAGGTAATGGAAGAATTAATTTAGTTCAAAATCAATAACCAGCTGGGGCGTTACCACAGATATCACAAATCTGTTTTTTTCTTAGAATTTCAATTTCTTCTTTGAGTTTCTTTTCATAGATATCGGCTGATTTTCTATGAAGTTTATAATTTTCATCTGTCTGAATATATTTTCTTTCAAATTCTTCTGCTTTAAAAGTCCAGAACTTAACTTCTCCCTTAAGATTTTCAATTTCTATTTGGAGTTTACTGTTTTGACGTGCGAATTTTGCTTCATTATATTTCTTTTTGACCAGATGATCAACTTGTGTTTGGAGATCTTTGTTCTCTTCTTTGAGAGCTTCATTTTCTTTTTCAAGTTCTTTTTCTTGTTCCTTATTCATACGAGAATGAACTTCTTCAGTAAGTTGCCATATTTGTTCATCTTGTTTTTCACAGGTCTTCTGCCATTGTGAATTTTCATATTTACGAGTATATTCATTATCTTCCAGATCTTTTTTGAGTTTTTCATTTTCTTCTTTTAGTTTTTCAACTACTTCATCCATCTTGATATCATTCAGCTTCGCCTGCTGATCAAGGAACATCTGGATGAGTTCATCCTTCTTGATTTTCTTGAGAGAAGTTTGCGTGTAAACGGTCGCCATTGTGATTGTTTCAGTTGTTTAATCCATCAAAAACTTGAAATCAAATTTTTAAACGTTTTTGATGAATTGAGAACAATTAATCTGTTTTCTTAACATAAATTAAATTCTGGGTAGCCACGGAATGGCCCATGATCTTACATAGTTCCCCCTGCTCTTTATTTTTGTGAGCAAACTTTTCACTTGGAATAATATGACGAATCATACTAGTTGATATTTTCTTATTAATATATTTTTCAGAATATCTTGTTAAATATTGTGTGATTAAATTGGAATTCATCTCAACTTCTTCACCCTTTTTAACAATTGTAAATAAAGTATCATTATTGTTTTTCTTCAATATTTTGATGAATGCTCTAAAAACCTTCTGGATATCTTTATCTAATGTAAATTTAATCTCGGCGTATGTTTGCGAAGTTTTATAATTATTTAATGAGATAAACATATCTGTTTTTTCACGAACAAGATAATTATTGTTTTTCTTTTCATCTTCTTTTAATCTATTATAATCACTTTTACTGATTAATTTCATTGCAGCTAAATTATTTCTGGTTGGATATCTTATGAAAAATTTAAACATAGTGTAAACTTGAAGAAGTTCAATATCTGATCTATCTAATTGAGATTTTCTTTTGATATCTCTACGATTAATATCTTTTTCCATCATAGTTAACATTTTATTTAATTCATCAACTGAAGCAAAATTCTCTTTTTGTTTATCAGATAATTCTCCAGATGATTGTTGTTTCATATAAAGTTCGTTTAAAGGATCTCTAATTTTCTGATACTTTTCAATGAGTTCATCAAAAACTTTATCATGATTAAGAGCTAGTAATAATACAATAATCGCATTATAATAACCCTTTTGAGTATTTGGTGAATAAGATTTGAGAAGTTCTTTTACATCATCAATATCTTTAAGAAAAGTATAATTATCTGAATTTTTTTTCTTCTTTAAAGTCATTAATTTTTTTTCATATTCTTTGATAGTGCTTTCTTTACGTGTGGGATTACCCTTCTTAATAGTTTCAGAAATATTTTGACTTGTAATATTCATTTATATAAAATCTATTTAGATTTATTTTTAAATAGAAATAAAATCAAATTTAAATAATTAATTCATCTTTGTATTTAATAGCTTCTTCAAGAGTTTTAAATCTCTTCATTACTTTTAGATCCTTTCGGTTTATCTGAACTCTATAACCATATTTAGTTTTTGAAATATGTTTATGTCCGGTTTTACTATTATAACAAAGTTTATATTCTGACAGATTATTATTATTCTCTTTTTTTGTCGCCCATCTTAAATTACAAATTCTATTATCTGTTCTTATTCTATTAATATGATCCACAAAAGGTTTATTTTCTGGATTCGGAATATAATGTTCACAAATTAATCTATGAATGAAACAAGGTCGCCCACCGCCTTTTCCATCACGAAGATTTACTACATAGTATCCATTTGGTCTTAATGAATGCTTTAAAAATTTATTTGTATTTTTACTGAATACTCTTCCATCTTCATAAATTAAATAATTAGAATATCCGTTGATTTCCATTTATTATAATAATAAAATTAACTTTAAATAGTGGTTATTTGTCAGACTACGCGTTATACACTTCCATATACCCTGAATCTAATCTTGCTACACGGATATATTCACAGAAAGAGCGGAGTAAATTGATTACTCTGCCGGTAGTTGGGAAACCACCCGAAAGGTGTAATTCAATGCCACGCTGTCCAACACGACCATTAGTGAGTCTAGTTCCCAGATAGAACATATGATCATCTAGTCCTGTTTGAGCCCGCCCCTGATAAGTATCGGCTGTGAAACCACCCGTAGTGCCGCAATTACTATACTGCTGGCGAGTAATGAAAGGAACACCTTCAGATTGCTGTAAAATAGAGAAGAGACGTGCCGCACTATCAACATCGCTAGTAAACTCAAATCTATCATTATACCGAATATTATATTTGATTGGATCAACTATTCCCGAACCATTGACATCTCTGCTAAGACTATGATTTCTCCCCATGATAGTATTTTCATCTTGAGTATCAGAGACTAATAGTGAAATTACACGTGGAACCATACGATTCGCCATACCCAGATTGCGAACAATACCCGAACCGAGAGCCGTGGGAGTAGTAGATGCTTCGATTAACCGATAATCAACGAATGTGAAATTTAAGTTCTTGCCCCGACCCATAGCGTATCTGTCCATTTCATCACTAGTTCCATAGAAGATATAATCAGCACAGAACTTAAGTTCATCGCGAACAATTTCACAAGCAACATCCTGTGTCTGTCCAGCAGAAATCTGAACACGATAATCTACAGTTGGGTAGAAAGTAATTTCAATATTGATTGGTTCTTTAATGAGATATAAGGGAAGCTGATTTACTTTAAGGAAAGGAAATAGATCACTTAAATCAATGCTGTATGAAGGGCATTCTTCGGGTTTACTATTATCCATCCTTGCCCACGAAGGCTGATTTAATCTGCTATTAGTTGAATCATATTCTAATCCGTTATCAAGACCAATATTATCAGCGAATACTTTACTATCATCATTATAAACGAAATCAAAATTCATACTGCGACCAGTTAAATACATCTCACGTTCAAGATTATTCTCATTTGTAATTAATGAAGATTTAACACCGTGGAGAGCAGACCACGAATCAATTTCATTAAGAGTTTTATTACCAATCTTTAAAACAGCTTTCTTTACAATTTGACCGATTCCAACTTGCGGCTGAAGGAAAACATCAGTCTGACCAGCACCGGGTTTTAGTGCTACGAATAATTTACTGTGAGAGTGTAAGAACCCTTTGTTCTGAAGAGTAAAACGACAAAAACCATCTGTAGTAGCAGCACCTTGCGAGAAAACGACTGGTTCCAGAAGGTCTGTTTCTAACTGCTGAGTGTAGTTAGCAGGGATTTGATCAAGCATAAGGAAGTCTGGAATATCATCATCCGACATATTTATTTTATAATTAATCTATTATAAAAAAAATAAAAAAAATTTAATCAATTTAAAAAATATAGAAAATAATTATTTGAAATCGCGATTAAAAAGTAGTAAATAACAAAATTTATATGTCAAAATTGTAATTTTATCTTGTGATTTCTTGATATAAATAATTTTATTATTGTATCTTTTTTGATAAGAATAAATTTTCTTTTTTTTATCAAAATATATTCCACGGTGTCCATGTTTATTTTTCTGATTTTCCCTTTTCATTGAATTGCATTTTTTACATAAAATATTTCTAAATTTACCAGTTTTATGACAATGATCCATACATCTTGTTGTTTTTGATTGTCCGTCTGTTGTTAATAATATTTTACAATCGTCGCAATGTTTAGTGTTAATATATCTTTCATAAACTTTATCATAATCATCTTTTAATCCTTGTTTTTTCCAATTTGATATACGATTAGATTTAATACCAATATCTGATTTACGAAAATTTTTCATATATTCAGAGCGGTTCATTTAATACAATTTAAATACTGTATTTATTTTTAAATCAAATTTACTGTCGGAGTTGTACTATTGCCGTAGCTGGACCCCCTGCGGAGAATATAAGAGTTGAGACTTGGACTTGATGAAGATATAAACTCCAATGGGATTATTAGATTTAAGGTCGCTTTCAACAGATAAACCCCACTGCTCAGATCGGAAATCTTCCCCAGTTTCCCCGATACCGTATTTCACAGCTAACCCATAGACACCACCGCCTTCAGCAATATTCATGTAAGAATCTTCACCGGTTGCCGATGTAGTCATATTGTAGTTTCTATTCATATTAACTGGAGAAACAGAAAGACGTTCCATAGAATACTGACTATCTGGTGAAATTGCCTGAACAAGAGTTTTTACAATCTGTGGATCAACAACCTTGGATCCAGTATTCGTAGCATTAACTATGTTTGTGACGTAATCAAACTCGGCTGGATATTTAGATCCACCCTTTAACCACTGAACTCTACGAATTGGTGCTAATGCTGTAAGAGAACTTCCATCACCACTTGGGAAAGTAGTTGCTTGTCCATCTTGAGTAAGAGTATTGATATTGGAAACAGGCATAAACGTGACAAATGCCGAAATAACATTCTGTAATGCGAGTGAATACTGAATTTGAGCATTCGTAGAATTAATACTTGTGTAGAGAGAAGTAATTGTATTAAAATCATAAGCACCGGCTGAACCACTTGGAGTTCCAGCGGGAATATCACTTATTTCACAAGTTAATTTGAGATTAGATAATTCATAATGAGCATCCCCGATACCAGTGGTAGAACCATCAGTGTTAAAAAGAACATTACTATCTGGTTGAAGTAAAAATTCTAACTGAATACCACCAAAAGCATCTGAACGTAGATCTACCATCTGTCCAGACTGCATGAACCCAGAAGGAATATGAAATGAAAATTCATTCTGCGTTGGAGCAACAGCGGCATCAGCTGTTTCCATTACAGATTTACGGAAAGTAGTGGCATTCGGATAGATTAAACAAGATTGCTGTAAATGTCCAATTTGATCTTCTAGAGAACTAGTGCAAGAAAGGTATGAATTCATAAATTTAGAATAATGACGAATATTTTCACAAACCATAGAAGATCTTGCGGAACGAATAGTTAGTGATTCAATCACATTGTAAATACCAAGACGATTATTCATAGTTACATTATCACCAGCAGTTAAATTTGTCGGTGGATTAGCATTATTTTTAAAAGCATTAAAATTACCAACTATTCTTACTGTGGATGGATCAAGCATACCATCCTGAGCCGATACTGTAAAAGAAAGAACGGGAAAACCATTCTTAAAAGATATCTTTCCATCAGCTGGAATATTATCGGGCCTTATCTCAATGTAGCGACTAGTCATTATTATAAATTAAATACTTATAAAAATTATAAAAGTTAAATTATTAAAAAATTATAATGACTGAACTTTGTAAACTCGCTGAAAAATATATAGTTGATAAATGCCCAAAATATAATCATTATTACACTGAAGAATATCATAAGATTTTAAAAGATAAAAATTATTCATCTATGCTTGAAATTGGAATTGGTTATCCAGAATTAATGAAAAAATTTACAAATGAAAATTATAAGAGCGGAGCATCTTTATTTATGTGGCGAGATTATTTTAATAATTGTATTATTCATGGTGCTGATATTAAAGAATTTAATATTACAGAAGAGAATATTAAAATTCATCAATGTGATCAAAGTAATGTTCATTCATTAGAAACTATGATGAATAAGATTGGTAATGTTGAATTTATAATTGATGATGGTTCTCATATACTTGAACACCAAATTTTAACTTTTCAAACATTAAATAAATATTGTAAAGATATTTACATTATTGAAGATGTAAAACCAGAAAATATAAATACTCTTTGTCGTTTAGCAAATGATAATTGGATAACTAGTTCATATAAACACGGTAAAGATAGTCAAGGATTTGTTTGTTATCAAAGAATTAATCGTCAAAAAATACTTTATATTAATCTTGATTCAAGAAAAGATAGAAGGGAACATATTGAAAAATTACTCTGTGATATGCCGAATGTAGAAAGAGTTTCAGCTATTAAAGATGAAAGGGGCGGGTATTTCGGATGTGTAAGATCTCATATCTTATCTTTAAAAATCGCTTTAGCGAGAAGATATGAAAGTGTAATAATTTTAGAAGATGATTTTAAATACAAAGATAATAGAAGACTTGCGACAATGGATATTCCCGAAGAATATGATATGCTATTATTATCTAATTTAGTGATTGATAAAGATACTGAATCGCATGATGATAAGTTTGACAGAGTATTTAAATGCCAATGGACTAGTGGATATCTCATTCATCAAAAATTTTATCAAAAATTAATTGATATTTTTGAAGAATCATTAGAAAAATTATATGAAGATTATTCAAGATGTAATTATTTAGATATTTATTGGAATAAAATATTCAAAGATAGTTTAATCTTGAAACATAAAAAAATAATTGGAACTCAATTAGAGAATAATTTTAGTGATATTAAAGGATGTGTTTTTAACAGAAGTAATTAGTCTATTGCACGACTTCCACGCCCCCATCTCTAAGAATTAATCTACGGATATGAACCACAAAAGAGTTAAAGAGTTTCGGCTTGCTCGGGGCTATTGACGTTTGATAGCGACAAATTACTGCGAGATCCTTACCCCTTAAATCCAGCACGCCATTCTGGCCGCCAGCAGAGAAACCACGCCCGAATACGAAGTTGTTTAAAAATTCACTAAAAGAACGGGGTTTGATACCGGAATTATCTAATGTCTTTTCTAATTCATACAGATGGAACGCATCAATCGAATTTTTAGTTGCGATTTTCTTTGTGCTAATCTCCCTTGAAGGAACACGCTTACCATCAATAGTATACTGAATGCTTGATAGTTCATCTACGATACCGGTGTATGCTGAACGAGTAGATGCTAAACATATATCCGCGGCTTGTTTGGTTGCCGCAGTAGCATTAGCGAAATTAGTTCCTTGGATAACATAAGTTCCAGAACCCGAAATTAACTGACTAGAAGTGTAAACAGTTGAATCTTGGGGAACAACTAATAAAGATTTTGCACGGCTATTCTGGGCGAATATCTGGAAAGTAGTTTGTCTATCAGTTGATAATATACTGTGTTTATAATTTGTTGCAGACATAATATCAAACTCTATTGCTCTGCCTTCCCGAACTTTATTTATCATTCCTGCTTCATAATTTGGATCTAACATTACCTGCGAAACAATAAGTGCCACATTACTGACTTCATAACTAGCATCATAAGTTGCTGCGTCTGCTACTGCTGTAGAATACATTACATAATCATCACTAGTGATATTAGAACCATTATTCGTAATAGTCGCGTCTAATTTTACTTCAATTAAACCATTGCCACCATCAGCAGCTGCCGAAAGATTAATTTCACTGATTTTAGCGACCGCTGATAAAGTAGATCCACTACCGTTATTACGATCATGGCAGAACTTAAAAGTTTCACCGACAACAAAGGGAAAACGTGCTACTCTATCAGAACCACCGAGATTATTTAGATCCGAAATATAAAAAGTATCTGTTGAAGCAGCATTTGCCCAATTATTTGGAGTAGTAGAACCATTTAATGAGTGGAAGTGCGGGTTAAGCGGTGTTCTTACATCCCGAAGAACACTATCTAACTGCTTGATAACACTCGGACCATCATTTAGATCAATCTCAATGTAAAGACCACTAGTCATCATAACTGGGAAAATAGATACCGAATCGGCGAAAATTCCTGTGTGAAGGGGAAGACTTAACTTGGCGTTTAAGAAATCAGTATCAGAGAAAGCCGTTGTCTGATTACCCGAAGTCTTCTTAAAGAAAGGATTAGTAACAGTATTCGCCATAGCAGTCTTGCTAGAACCTTGATCGCCACGATTATCTGGTTGATGAACCGCACAGCCTTCAGTTAAAGCACGCATATTTTCAGTAGTTCTATCTTTATCATAATCATATTTTACAGATACATATGTTGCATAATCAGCAATCTCTTCAAGAAGCTGACCACGTGAACCATCATAAATACGAATATTTTTGATGAGAGTAGATGTGCACTTATCTAACTGTAAGCGGGTGGGAGTAGCACCCGATGGTAGAGATAACTTAACATTAAACTGAAGATAAGTTTCACGACCATCCATAAATTTAGTTGAAGGATCTACAAAGATCTGAACCTTCTGCCCCGGGGAGTATGAAAGACCATTCTCCGAAGGAACTGAAATTTTCTTTTCTCCAACACTTACAGAATTATCAGCAGACCAATAAGTTGACATATTTTATAATTGTTCTATTATAAAAAAAATAAAAAAATAATTATCAAAAAAGTTAGCGGATAATGCTTATTGTGTTCTTCCAGTTACCGCAGTTAATCCAGTAGTGCCAATCAGGCTTGGTTGTTGCCTTTGAACATCAGAGATCTTTTCAGTTTTTTCAGTTTCTTGTGCTTGCTGTGTTTTTAAATCTGACGCTTGTTTATCTTCATCTAATTTTTCACCAATAGTATCTGTAAGACCACTGGCTAAATCAAGAACACCACCGATGAGTTTAGCAGGTGGAAATATTGTTCCCGCTAAATCACCGATAGTTCCACCAATCTGTAAAAGATTTCCCGCTTTTTCCCAATTATTATTTCCTTGGATACCATCACCTTTGATATCTTCATATAAATCCATCCCACCAAGAGCAGCAGATCCAAGAACACCCGCTTTACCAAGAACACCAGATACCTTTGATGCCGCACCTTCAGTACCACTTAAAGCAGTAGTAAGACCTTTTCCCACTGCTGATTCTGCTGTTTTAGCAACATCAGAAACAGTTTCACCAGCATTAGCACCTTCTGAAACAGCTTCTCTAACTGCTTGTGTGCTTTGTTTCGCTTGAGATAAAAATCCATCTGTAGCACTTCCCGCTTGCTCACGAAGATTATTTGCAGTATTTGCTACCGGATTAGTCGCACTTGTGGCTCCAGCAGCACGATCAGCAAAATATTTATTAAATTCATTAACTTTTCCCGGAATATCTTTTGCTGTCCAAAGATTAACTGCTTGTGTTTTAATCGCTTGGATTGTATCCGCTGATTTCTGTGCTTCCCTTAATCCTTGTATCCGGTCAGTAACTTGCTGATTATGTTCTCTTACACGATCATTATAATCTCTAACTTCTCTAGAACGCATATTGCCCAGAGCGATTGCTGAACTTGTTCCATATAAATCATTCATTTTTATAAAATGAATAATATTTAAATTTAAAAATCAAAATTATTAATAAGTTTTTTGAAACTGCTTTGCTAGTCTATTTCTAATTCTTCAACGACTTCTGTATCTCTTGTTGGATATATTTTAGTTTCATGGCGAATGTATGCTTCAGCTGGATTTTCAGATAGTTTCAAATATAAAAATGAATATCTATCTTTATGAGCTTCATTATATAATTCTATGAATTTATCATGACCACCAACCAGATCGCCATATTCTTCAGCGATCTTTTCTAATTCCTTTTGGTTCTGCTGTTTACAGATGATCACATCTGTGGCGTTATTACGAATCATACCAGAAACAGCACGGAAACTTTGAACAGCGATTATATAAAAATCAATATAATGTCTGAATCTTGTTGAGAAGAATGAGACGTGATTAGTTCTGGAAAAATCTTTAGTAAGGACATCATCCATCACAAGAGCATATGTTGGTCTGTCTTCTTTATTTTCATATTGACCTTGAGACTTTTTAATATTCTCAATAATACTATCTTCATATCTGTCCATGCAATCAAAGTGTTTTGATAATATTTTACCTTTGTTATCTGTGTGAAGAGTAGTTGATACGAATTTAACAACATCAAACTTGTCTTTATAAAATTGTGGGTTGCAGAAATAATTCACAAGTAGATTACTTTTCCCAGATCTTACTGAACCGATAATTAAACAGAGTGATGGCATAGCTGGTAAATTTGGATGAATGTCAGCGAACTTTTGTGAAGGTGTTTCATCTTTCACTTTGAGAACTTTGGGAACAATATTCTTTTTTGGTTCAGACTGTTTAGCTTTCTTTGCCATTATATATAATACTTATTATTTTAAAATTTGATTTAAAATTTATAACTTATATTTAATTGTTGTAATGAGAAATCATAGAAGAGAAAGTATTGCTAATTGGATAAAATATGGAATTAAAAGTGATGATTATGATAAACTTTATGATTATCATATGAGTATCAAAAATTGTCAATTATGTAATGTAGAATTTGATGATTCATTTAAAAATCAAAGATGTTTAGATCACGACCATGAAACAGGTTTATATCGTAAAACATTATGTCGTAGTTGTAATGCTAATTATAAAACAGCGAGACAAAAATTAAAAAAATCAAATACATCTGGACATATGTGGGTTATAAATCATAAAACTAAATCAACCGCTGGTAATATGAATTTTACTTGGAGATTTGATAGAACTATGACACATAAAAGAGTAAGAAAATGTTTCAAAGATAAAACTAAATGTATTGCCCTTTCATTCATTATGTTATTAAAGGAACCTTTTTAATTGCTTCTTATGTCTAGCCACTAACATCTCGCATAATCTTTTATCATTCTTCGGTGTATATCTTGGTTCTCCACCAATATTATAATGATTATATTCTTTTAGCCAATTACCCTTTTTACCATACAAATCATAAATAAAATTATCACAATAGTAATTATGAATCTGTGGTGGAAATACCCATCCGAACATCTTATAATGTTTCTTATGAAATAAGAACTGAGTTGGTATTTGATCATTATTACTGTATCCAGCTGAATATCCAATGTTATTTTTTTCTTTCAATGCTTTTAAAAATACTGTTAACCAATTTGGATTTGTATCAAATCTAATATCGTCGCCCGATATCTGCATATAATCAAAACCATCATTGATACAAGCATTCGCCAAAACATTCCAAATATGAGTTGGTTTCCCTTTAAAAGTATCTTCAAATGAAATCCACTTTAACTTTATATCATCATAAGATTCTGGTAAAGAGATATTGCTGTATAATTTATCATCTTCATCATAACCGATATAAACTGTAATATTATAATTATTTGTCAGATTAGTGATACTCGGTAAAAGTATTTGGTTTAAATAAGTTTCTCTAAAGTTTTTCCATTCACGTTTATT